TTCAGAACTACTTGATCGAGAACTTCCACATGCGGGTGTTCCGCGAGTGGCTGAGTCTTGCAGTACTGAGCGGTGAGCTGCCCCTCCCGGATTACGAAACCCGACCTGAGCGTTACGAGTCCCCTCGTTGGATGGCTCGTGGTTGGAGCTGGGTCGATCCGCTTAAGGAAGTCAAGGCTTACCGCGAGGCTGAGCAGGCCGGCTACATGACCAAGGCGCAGATCATCGCCTACACCGGCGGCGACTACGACGACAACGTCATGGAGCTGGCCCGTGAACAGGAACTTGCAGCAAGCGCCGGCATCGCCTTGGACAAAGATCTGCTCGATGCCCCAGCTCCTGCAGCAGCCGAGCCCGTACCAGAGGTTCCAGCCGACACCGCTACAACTACGGAGGACCTACCGGCACGCACAAGAAGTACGCGCCGCCGCAAAACCGACTAATCGGTACTGACTGATGGCACTCGTAAACGGGCAGGAAATCGACTTACTGCCCACAAAAGGAATGCGGGACGAAGCCAAGCGTTACCGCGTCTGGAAACAGCAGGGAGAAGCCGGTGGTACGGAAGTCGCCGCCCGCCGCGCCACACAAATACTTAGCGGCGACGAACTAAGTCCCGAAACCGTCCTGACAATGAATGCCTGGTTCGCCCGGCATGAGGTCGATAAACAGGCCGAGGGATTTAGGCCGGGCGAAGAGGGCTATCCAAGTCCGGGTCGTGTGGCCTGGGCCGCGTGGGGCGGAGATGCAGGAATGAGCTGGGCAGCAGTTAAGGCGGAGAGCATAAAAAACTCCGCGGATAGACTTATGCAAGCCTTGGCCGATTTCCCTATGGACGGACCACTCGACTTATATGAGTTGGATGAATCCGCCGTGGAGTTCGGTGAGCGTCCATATCCCAACGAGCATGCAGCCCGTCTGCGTGACCCTTCCCAGTACGAGCGTTTCCGTCGTGCAAACAATCGCGGTGGAGAGGGGGTGGATTTCATCTTCGGTATCAAGGACGGAACCGCTGAGCTTCAAGCAATCCGCTTCAAACTGAGCCGTTTCACTTCTGCCGAAGCCCGCCAGTGGCTTCGGGACAACGACTACACCCCGATTGAATTTGAATCCGCTACCAACGAGAAAGCTATGGATGCTGAAACTCAACGTGCAGCGCCCGACGCGCTCAAGGAAGGTGATTTTGTTTCATGGGATAGCTCCGGCGGCCGTGCTCGCGGTCGCATCGAGCACGTGATGCGTGAGGGCACCCTCGGTGTTCCCGGCACCGAATTCAGCATCAACGCCTCCGAAGAGGACCCCGCTGCTCTGATTCGGATCTACCGCGACGGCGAGCCCACCGAAACCATGGTTGGCCACCGCTTCAGCACCTTGACCAAGATCGACGACATCCGCTCGCTCAAGGTCGAGATCAAGATCGAAATGGACGACTCCATGGAAGAGGAGGACAGCGCCGAAGACGCAGCCGAAGACGCTGCAGAGACCGCTATGGAGGACATGCCTGCGGAAGAGGAGGATCGCGCCCTGGCACGCGACCTCGAAGGCGGTAAGTACACCCGTACCGAAGCCACCGAATTCCGCAGCGTCAAAACTCGCACCTTCGAGTTCCCCTTCAGTTCGGAATACCCCGTGGCCCGTTACTTCGGTAATGAGGTGCTGAGCCATGAGGGCAGTGCTGCTGATCTGACCCGCTTGAACGATGGGGCGCCCCTGCTGTTCAACCACAATCCCGACAAGGTTGTGGGTGTCGTGGAACGCGCCTGGATCGACGAAGGAATGCGCCGCGGCTATGCAAAGGTGCGTTTCTCGCGCAATAAGTTTGCCCAGGAAGTTCTCGACGACGTCAAGGACGGAATTCTGCGCGGAATTAGCTTCGGCTACGCCATCGAGAAGATGGAAGAGCGTGACGGCGACTTTGTTGCAACTCGTTGGTCACCGCACGAAGTCTCGGTTGTAAGTATTCCGGCGGACCCCACAATCGGGATTGGCCGTTCACTACTTTCCCCTGAGCCACTTATGGATGAGGTCTTGCAAGTCACTGAGCCTAGTATTAGTGACGAAGTAGCTTCTCCCGCTACGCAAGTAGAGGAAGAGGCGACGACACGCCAAGCGGCCGAAACCGCATCTATCCCCATTCCCGCAATGGAAGAAAACACCCCCGATCTGGAGGTGATCCGGTCCAAGGCCGCTGAGGCCGAGCGTACCCGTATCGCCGCCATTTCCGCACTGGGCGCCAAGCACCAGATGCAAGACCTGGCTCGCGAACTCATCGATGGTGGCCGCACCCTCGATGAGGCTCGCGCTGCCGTCCTCGACAAACTCGGCTCTACTCCTGTGGAACAACCCATCCGTTCGACTGACGTCATCACCAACGACGTTGGCCTGTCTGACAAAGAGACCAAGCGCTTCAGCTTCGTCCGCGCTCTGAACTATCTGGCCAACCCTGGCGACGCTTCTGCTCGTCGTTCGGCTGAGTTCGAGATCGAAGTCGGCGAAGCCGCCGCTAAGAAGTACGAGCGTTCCAGCAACGGCATCGTGGTGCCCAACGAGGTGCTGCGTCGTGACCTGGTTGTCGGCACCTCCACCGCCGGTGGCAACCTGGTGGCCGACGAGCTGCTGTCTGGCTCTTTCATCGACCTGCTCCGCAACCGTCTCGCCCTGGCTCAAGCCGGCGTGACCATGCTGAGCGGCCTGCAGGGCAACATCAGCATCCCCCGTCAGTCGTCTGCCGCGACTGCTTACTGGGTCGGCGAGGGCTCTTCCCCCACCGAAAGCCAGCAGGCGATCGACCAGGTCAACATGACCCCCAAGACCGTGGGTGCCTTTGTTGACTACTCCCGCCGTCTGCTGCTCCAGTCCTCCATCGACGTGGAAGGCATGGTGCGCAACGACCTGGCCCGCGTGATCGCTCTCGAGCTTGACCGCGCCGCCATCTACGGCACCGGCTCTGCCAACCAGCCCCTGGGTCTGACCAATGTGACCGGCATCGGCACTCAGTCCCTGACCAGCTACGGCACCTTCGCCGAGTACATCGGCATGGAGACCGACGTTGCTTCTGCCAACGCCGACGCTGGTTCACTGCGTTACGTGGTGAACGCTGCTGCCCGTGGTGCGCTCAAGAGCACCGAGAAGGCAACGAACACCGGCATGTTCGTCTACGAGAACAACGAGATCAACGGCTACCCCGCCATTGTCTCCAACCAGCTCGCCAGCAACGACGCGCTGTTCGGTGACTTCTCGATGATGATCATGGGCATGTGGTCCGGCCTGGATCTGACTGTGGATCCCTACGCCGGTGCAACCGCAGGCACCGTCCGCATCATCGCCCTGCAGGACGTTGATGTGGCCGTCAAGCAGCCCGGCGCCTTCTGCTACGCCACCTGATCTCTAAGTGAGATCTAATCACCGCTTACTGACTCATGCGAATTGAGATCCTGCGGCCGGTGATGATCTACGGGGAGCCCACGCAAGCGGGCTCCTTCGTCGAGGTCAGAGATTCGGACGCCTATCTACTGATCGGAATGAATAAGGCCCGCGTGGCCGAATCCGCTCCTGAACCAGTAGTCGAACCCAAACCAGAGCCGAAAGCAGAGCCCGCACCAGAGCCCAAAGCCGAGGTCGAGGCAAAGCCGAAGCGCACCCGTTCCACCACTCCTAAGGAGTAAGTCATGGCCATCCTTCAGCAAGCCCTCGATAAGCTCGCCCTTATCGCCGGCCACGCCACCGCTGCCCGCACCGCCACCGGTCAAACCAGCGGCATCGATCTGCAGACCTACGACGGCGACGTCGTGTTCCTGCTCGATTCCGCTGCCGGCACCGGCACCAGCCCCACCCTCGATGTGACCATCGAGGATTCCGCCGACAACTCCAGCTTCGCCGCCATCACCGGCGCCGCCTTCACCCAAGTGACCGGCACCGCTTCCGCTCAAAAGCTGGTTGTGAACAAGGACAGCGCCCGCCGCTATGTCCGCGTGAAGTACACCATCGGTGGTACGACCCCTTCCTTCACCTTCTCGGTGAACGCTGTGGGCGTGACCAAGTACGGCTAAGCCGCATCCGATAACCAGGGCGCCCGGATCTAATTAGGTCAGGGCGCTTTTCTTTATCTAGGCTGTACGCATGGCATTCACAGAAGACCTAGACGTGTTCTTCTCTACCGATGGCTTCGGCCTATCGGTGACCGTTGGTGCGACCACGGGCGTTGGAATCCTGGATATGCCAAGCGAGATCATTGCCGATGGCGTTGTCTTGACTACGGACTACAAGTTGTTGGTCAAGACCTCCGTCTTCTCCACCCTGGCACGAGGGTCAGCAGTAACTGTTGACGGCACCAATTACACGGTGCGCGAGGCCATGTTGATGGATGACGGCAAGATCACCCAAGTGTTTTTGATGAAAGACTGATGCCTGAAATCTACGGAGCCTGGGCCGACCGCCGGTCCAACATTGTCGAGCTAGGGACGCTAAGCGCTGTCGGTGCTACAGACGCCGTAGAGGTTAGTGGCAGCACTTTCACCTTCGCACACGTTGTCACAGGGAACAACATCACAACCCACGATGAAGGCAGCCTCAACGGAACCGACTGGTTCTCCTTAGACGAGGCAAAGACCCACGGCTCCACCGGCGTAACTGCAAGCTTTTACCCAAACCGCGTGGTCCGTTACGTCCGCTCGCGGGTTAGTGCGATCGATCCAGGCGAATCAGTAATCGTCACAATGGCGTGCGACTAAAGCGCCTAGTTGCATCCATGCTCATAATGCGTGCATGGACAAGCACACTAAGGAGAACTGGGTAAAGGTGCTTGAGGCACTGGAACGTGCCGGTAAAACCGATTGCCATATTTACAGGCGAGCGCAAGCCATAGTTAATGGCAGACCAGATCCAGGGCCTTTCGGTCCTCTCTACTCCAAGTCATGACTACCAAACGCGAGCGTGTCCTTAGTGCCATCCGCACTGCCCTGACGGACACAGCGGGTGTTGGCACGCGGATCTACAGATCACGTGTCGAGCCCATGGCGCGGGCTGAATCTCCCGCAATAATTATCGAACCGCTGACGGACACAGCGGTCCAGAACACCAGCCTTCCCACGCTGGACTGGACACTCCGCGTACGAATTAGCGTCATCGTTCGCAGCACAACTCCCGATACAAGTGCTGACGCAATTATCGAGAGCATGCACAGCAAACTTATGGCGGATCTAACACTCGGCGGCTACGCAATCGACATCCAACCCGCACAAACCACCTTCAATTTCTTCGAGGCAGATCAACCCGCAGGCGTGATCTTCTGCGAATACGAGGTGCTGTACAGAACGCAGGTCGATGATCTGACCCAGTAAGCAAAAACAGGTAGCCTTAGGCCTATCAACCCAGTCGACTTACCATGACTGATGAACACCGTGGTGAAGGCGGGAGTTACCTGCTGGACCCGGAAACGGGCGAGCGCACGTT